TTGATTAGTAAATTAAATAGTCTTAATTCTTTAGCAAGTTCAGTTTTCCCTGCAAAGAATTCTTTAATGATTTCCTTCGATTTCTCATCTGATCCATTTAACACTTCAAGTGTTATTTGTTTCGTTAGTAGTTCGAATAAAAACCCAGTGTTTTTAAATTTAGAGTGTCTTATTTTTTTCATTTCAAATTTTTCCAATTATGATATGGTCAATTTATACTATTATAAATATAAAAATATAAATTATTAAATTAATTTTCCGTATCTTCAAGGATATTATCCTCATTTAACATATCAGTATCTTCGTTTAAATACTTTCTTTTCGATGATATCCCATTAATATAAGTCAATGCTTTATCTTCAGATGTCCTTGAACGTTTACTTGTTCTTTCTTTATCTCCTAGTGGGTCTCTTCCAAGTGGATGTTTATCTTTCCCATAAGTTCCGCCTTCACGAGGTCTACCACCTTTGTTTTTAATCTCTTGTTTTATCTTTTCAATCGATTCTTCAATATCATCTGGTTCTTCATCTTCTTTAGCCGGATCTGAACCTTCATCTTCAATAGAACGGAATCTATATCTATCTGCCAAATCATCTAACATCATTACTCGTTGTGTTTCTTGTTCACCACCACTTAATTTGAAGATATTATCATATACCCAATCTTTAGATAACATATTTAATCCTTGAATATCTTGTGCTAATCTAACTTTCTCACTCCAAAGGTTAACCTTCTCTTGTTCGTATATTGTAGATGGATTAACTAATGATAAACTAAAGTTAGTCATTTCTGAATCTTGTATACCTTGTGCATATAAATGTACGATAGCTATTTTAGATAACTCAGATACTACTGTTCTTTGTATTCTTTCGATTGTTCTTGCAAATCTCACATCCTCAGCTGCAAGTGTTGCTTTACCATTAACATTTTCCTCATATCCTAAATATGCTCTTGGAATCTTTAATGCTGCAAACATTTTGTTTTTTAAGTAATCGATATCTTCAATAGATGCATATTCCATACCTGCAAGATTATCAATACTTGTACCACTATCACCACCACGAACAGGAAGATAGAAATCTTCTGTTAGGTTTTGCATGTTGTACTTTAAATTGTAATCACCTGTATTCTTATCAACAAAAGGAACTTTCTTCATCTTGTTAATAATTCTTTGCATGTAGTTATCTACTTCTGTTGGAGGTATGTTACCAATATCAATTTTGAAAACTCTCTTTTCAGGTGCTCTCATAATTCTATGGATTAACATTGCATCTTCCATAAGAGATAATTGTTTCCACAATCTCCTAGCATTTTCAATCATTGATTTACCATATGGTAACCAGTTTGTATCTGCTAATAATCTAAAATGTGCAATTTCAAAGTTTTCATACTCTTCTTTACCATTCGGGTCTTCAGTTATTTTAAACTTAACTGAGTTTGGATTGGTTGGGTCTGTTCTTTCTAATCGTTCTGTATTATAAACAGAGTGAGGAGTAACGTTTACGATACCCTTTCCTTCTGCAACTTCTAAACCTAAGAAGAAATCACCATACTTACACATATTTCTTACCCATGGCCATAAGTTGAATTCAACATTAAGAATATCATAGAATAAGTTATTTAAAATATCTTGTACCTTTTCGTTATCAGAGTGAATTAACATTACATCACCAAATTCATTCTTTAGTGTTGATTCATCTGCATAGATATCTAATGCCGAAGCTAATATCGGGTCATTATCCATTGCATCGTAGTCTCTAAAAACTTCTCTACGAACTTGTTGGTATGCCATTGATTGTGCACCACCTGCTTGTTCAAAGAAAGATTTTTGTATCTTCGTGTACCTATCTCTTAAAGAAGATAGATTTGTTTGTTGTCTTTCATCGCCATCAAAAACTTTTCTCCTACCTTTATCGTCAACCGTTACGATTGCCTTGGTACGAAAGAGTTTTGTTAAACGTCCGAAAAATGAAGTATCTGCCATTTGTATTTATTTTTTAATTTATAACCTTTATTATTACCATTTTCTACAAGACCAGTATCTTGCTTTGTGTTTTGGTCCTGGTGAATCACAGTTGTGTCTTGCTCTGAAAGCTTTTCTTGCATCTGGATTATTCTTTCTAATCGACATTGTTTTTTCTCCCGATTTCTTTGCGGAACTACCACCATGTCCAAAGTTCACCTTTACTACATTACCTTTGGGGTTATTAACATATACTTTAAACTTTTTAACATCACCTTGCATTGGTTTACCCAACTTTACAGTCCTACCTTGATATTCGGCTTCGTTTATGTCAGATTTATATTCTTTCATAAATTTAGTAAATTCCTGTATATCTTGATAGTTCTCTACTGTGTATTCCTCACAGTATTCTTGACTTTCTACTAATAAATTATATAATGATATCATACTTATTTCGTTCTATACTATAAATATAGATTTATTTAATTAACCATGTTAGGTCTTCATTTTGATCACCTACCTTCATTTTCCATGGATTTTCATCCATAGAATCGTTTCCTCCAAATCCACTAGCCATTCCATCAGTAGATTGTCCTATCCCACCCAATGCTTGTTTAGTTAAATCCACTCCCTCTTGTCTTAATCGAAGTGCAGTATCTCTAACCCACAATCCAATTGATAATGACATTGTTAAATCATCATTATATCCTCTCATTGCTTCTGCTCTATTACCATTCCATATGAATGTGAATAATTCATCTATCAATCTAGTAGAACGTATAGTTACTGATTTTTCTCTGATGTATTGTTCCAATTTGGAAATAATTAAAGGTCTAGTTTTAGATGTTGTAGAAAAACCAGGCACCATTCCACGTTCTTCTGCTCTATATTTATTATGTAATTGATTTTCTACATCTACATATTTTAAATCCTTACTCATATAGAATAAGTTCTGATATCCTCTATCAATTACTTGTTGAATTACTGCCCAACCAATGTTTGCGTTTTCAATTACTAATAATGCTTGATTATATTCGGTTGCAAGTGATACTAAGAAGTTTCCGAAATCTTTTGTATCCAACTTACCTTTGTATTCAGCAACTTGTGTTGATGATTCAATATCAATAACATGACATGCTGAGAAATCTCCTCCATCACCACGGGCAACATCGGCAACTACCATATAAGATTTCTGATAGTTTGGATATTCCCACTTCCACAAGTTTCCATCAAATCCAGTCTTTTCAATTGGTTCTTGGCAATATGTTTCTTTGTAGAACATTAAAAGTTGGGGGTCTATTACAGTATCACCAGAACTTACAAAATCACAATCACATTCTTGTGCTGCTCCTTTTGGTCCTAATAGAACCTCTTGCTCATCTCTCCAAGTTTGGTCTCTTTCAGGGTGAACAGTCCAATGTAAACGAATTGTGTTAAATGTATTTGTTTCATCTTCTCCACCTACCCAAGTTTTATGGAAAAAGTTTCCAACTCCATTTGGAGTAGAAAGAATAATTGCATTACCACCGGTAGATAGTGTAGATTGTGCAGATACCCATATATCTTCAATTTTATCAATAAACGCAGCTTCATCAAATACCAATAGTGATAGTGCTTCAGAACGTCCTGCATCACCAGCCGCTGAAGTTGCTTTAATCTGTGAACCATTTGAGTATCTTAAAGATAGTTTGTTATCCTCTACTGTTGTTTGTTTTAACCATGATGGTAAGTATTGATTCATTACTCGAACCTTCGTTACAAGGTTCTTTGCAACCTCTTGTTTGGTTGCAATTACTAATACATTAAAATCTTGGTTGAATAACATCTTCCAAAGTGAAAATCCAGCAGTTAAGGTTGAGATACCCGTCTGTCGAGATTTAAGAATGATGTTGTATCTATGTTCTCCGAATTGGTCTAATGTTCTTTCTTGGAAAGGATATAAATGAAAAGGTATCTTACCACGTACAGGATGTTGAATCATACAATACTTCTTCATGAAGTATATAGGGTCTGATGCACATTTCTGATATTCAAGTTTTATTATATCCTTGAGTGATTGTTTAGCCATTGTTATTTTTTCTTCTTAAATGAAATTTTCCAATACATAGTACCACCAATGTAAGGTTGTAAAGTACTGTTTACATTTAATGCACCAATATCCAATCCCCACATCTTATCTTGCTTATCTTTATATAAAATACTAAACTTTGCATTGTTTATAAAGTTAGTTTTGTCAAATCCAGCACCAACACCATAATAGAATACTCGTTTAGGCAATTCCTTTACTACTTTTGTGTTATATATTGTAGGAACTTGAAAATTCCATTTAATACTTCTAGTAATTATTTCATTTTGAGAAATCTCATCAGTAACAATTCCAAATCCTAATGTTGGATTGGGTTTTGTTCCAATTGAATCGATTACAATTTCAGGAGCAAATTCGTAATCTAATTTTAAAGTATCTTTTACTATATATGTTGAATAGTAAGCTTCTATTATTTTAAGAGAATCTACATCTGCTGGTATCTCTACTATTTTTTCAACTACTCTATCTATGTACTTAGGTACATATTTTTTTACTTCTACTATCTTATCTATAAAAACAGTATCTATTTTTTGTGAAAGTAGTTCATAATCTTTTCCATCTACTTTTACTAAATCTTTTGGTGGTACAATATCACCACTACAAGCTCTCATTAATAAGATAATTCCTATTAATCCAATTATTAATACTTCTTTAAAGTATTTTTGTAAAATTTTAAAGATAATGTTCATAATTTTTTTCCCTTAATTCCTCAAAAGCATTTATTCGGTTTGCTTCAAGTTCTTCCATTTCTTTAGTGCCAAAATCAATCATTTCTTGTATCTCTGATTTTACTTCATCTATTGATTTTGGTAACTTCCACTTCTCAACCGTTCCATCTTCATTAACATATTCATACTCTTCCTTAACTTCACTAAGAGAATGGTTTAGTTCTTCTAATTTAGTTTTACCATATACAATCATCTTAGTCCAAATCTTATAATTCTGATAAGGAACAAATATGTTCTCTACTCTAAGAATAGTTTCTTTTTCAGCAGTACACGTCATACAAAATCCTCCATTTTGGATAAATCTTATATCGTTATCTGTTTTCTTTATAGTTTTACATGTAGCATTCTTACAATTATTCTTTTCTGCAAGATATTCTCGTATTTTTTGGAACGCTTCGTGGTTTTTACCTGTTTTTACGGTATAACCTTCTTTCTTTTCGAATTTATGATTGGTATC